CCAGCCATTTTGTAGGCACTCCGTAATGACTCTCTTATAACTATGAGGGCATCGGGTATCTATTTCGAATCCTGCTCGGGGGGAAACAACGAATTGATCCTTTAACAAAAAATCTGGATCATTGGGCTTTAGTGTAACTAAACTTGTTTTATTGACTTTATACTTCATCTGGATATCCTGCACTTAGAAATTCACTGTATCCACTTACTTGTTCTGAAATTTTAACTAGATCGTATTTACCACAAAATTTCAAAAACTTTGCACCCACCATGGGTAAACTTTTTGTTCTTGAATTTTCCTTAATACAAGATATAATTTTTTCTTTTATTTCGTCTGGTTGAGCAGTTAGATCAATAAGAGTTCTATTACGCTCATAGTCATCTAATACTCTATGCTCTACACCATTATGATCTGTCCATCGTTGCAGCATTATATTATTCCATGCAAACCCTTTTTTGCCACTGTCACTATAAGCTTCTAATAGTCCTACTTTATTTTTAGTTCCTTTAGTTCTTACACCAGGATAGGCACTAAAAACATTATCTGTAGGATCACCACGCATACATTTTTCAAACAAAATCCACTTTGGGTCAGGAATAGTTTTAGGCTCTTTAGTTTTCTTATCAATTACAAGCTTGCCTTTTCTATCGAAAATTCCCTCAATAGTATACAATTCGTCTGCAACACCATTATATTGCTTTACATTGTTGTTTAACAATTGATGAAAGTCACTGTCACTACTGATAATAATATGCTGGTCTGTTGGATGTGATTGAATCCAACCTGCAATTAAATCATCTGCTTCTAGTTGAGGATGTTGTAATACTGTACAATTGGAACTGTCTGTTAAAAACTTTTTAAGGTCGTCAAATGTTTGCCAAAACATCTGATCTTCCTCTTGTTCTGTTTCAGTTAAGGCAGCACGAGCTACTGCTCTATTGGCTTTATATTGGGCATAAAAGTCTTTACGCCAACTTCTACCCTCTAAGCAGAAAATTACATGTTCAGCTTTGTGCTCACGCCATGCTTTATTTACACTACTTAAAGTAACATGAACAGCAAAACCTAGTTTTGTCCATAAGTCACTTTGTCGGTGAGCTGAATGTCGTGCTCTAAAAAAAGTATTTGCGGTGTCAATAATGATATATTTCATAGTACAATAATAGTAGCATATTATACTATATAAGTCAACTTACTTCTGTTCTACCATCTCCAATATCTTTACGCTGGACTCCAGAAACTGGTCTTGGGCTATTAGCTTCATACTGTTCGTAAGTTTCCATAACAACATTTCTACAAATATCAGTAAACCATTGGTCTACGATTTCTTCTTCACTAGTGCCTTTATATCCAGCATTTAATAGTTTTGCTATGAAAATTTCGTTCCAATCTAGTTCAAAAGCACCTATACCAATATTATCTGGACTTAGTTCCATTGCTAGCACACTGATATATGGTTGTCCTTTTTTTGTTGCTAGTTCTTTAGCAGTTGGTTTAGGTTTTGGTTGTTTAGGCTGTCGTTTAGGTTTAGGGAGTGTTGAAGGTACAGGATCTGGTTCCTGTGGTTTATCTTTTTTAATTCGATTTTTAAATAAATTGAACATAAAAGTATTTATAAGTTATTAGTATGGATATTTTTAATTAAGTCGACCATGCATTCTTAAAGAGAGGAACCTGCAGCCTATCACTATATCTAAAGCCATGTTTCATAGCCAATAGTGCAACATTTTTATTATATAACTCATAAACACTTTCTACGCCACCTACAGGCATAAGATAAACTGGGCCAGTAAATCCTGCATCACGATAAGCATTCACTGCTTCTAAAATTTCCTCAGTATCTTGCTCTCCAGCTACAACAAATTTCAAATAAGTATATCCCAATAGATTGTAATCACATACTATATCAGGTTTAATTGCATCAGACCATTTTTCTCCACTCACACTAAGTTTAGGACTTACACTAAAAGTAATTTCTTTAACTAATGTATCTTCCATAAGATAGTGAAAAAATTCTCCAGTAAGCTCTTGAGTGCCATTTGTTTCAAAGGTAAGTTCTTGTAAACTTTGCATAAGTGGATGTTCTAACAGTTCTGGATATGCTCTTTGCCATCCTAATAGTGGTTCTCCACCAGTAATTACTAAATGCTCATCTTGCCATGTTTTTTGCGGCAATAAATCCACAATACTTTTAGCTAATTGATCTGCAGTATCTTTCATTACAAATTTTTTAAATTCAGGATATACTGAACTATAACTATCACATCCTGTTTTGACTAATGGCAAGTCTTTAAAATCATTATAATTGTCTATATTACGAATAATTTCAACCACTTCTGGATTGTGTGTAATTTCCTCTCCAAGAATATGTTCCTGATATCTATTAAAATTTTTGCATCTAAAATTGCAGCCAAACATACGAAGGAATACACTAGGTACTCCCATGTAACGGCCTTCTCCCTGAATGGAATAGAATTTTTCTGTGTAATGAAATTTACTCATTTATTGTCCTTAAATTAATTAATGTATGATTTAGTATAAAAACCCTATTACATATACAAGGCTTAAAATAGCATTTCCTGTCCATAAACTAGGTTGTCGCCACATAATACCTACCAAGGTCCATGTAATACTGCCAGTTAAGAAAAGATATTTATTAAGTGGTGTATAGTCAAAACTTGTAGCAAAAGCACCCAATAAAATTAAAAAATTACTGGACCACTTTAGGATCCATTCTATAATGTTCATTCTTTTCGTAGATCTTTATTTATTATAACTGCTTGTTCCAACAAAGTCAATTTTATTCCCAACTTGTTGGCAAATTGTAACCAAGCACTTGTATCTTTAGGAAAACAATGACCACCGAATCCATATAAACCATCTGGTCCTGGAACTTTGCAGTGACTTAGTCCAACTCTTGGGTCTTTTTGTAATAATCCAACAACATTATTCCAATTTAAATTACATCTTTCTGCAAGAAGAGCCATTTCGTTCATAAACACAACTTTTGTCGCAAGGAAAGAATTTTCTACATATTTTACAAAGGCTGCTTCTTTACAGCTAGAAATGTAACTTGATCTTAATTTTAATTGTCCTAACCTAGTTAGTTCCATTGCTTGAACTATAAATTCCTGACGCAATAAATCGCCACCAATAATGTTGTCTATCTCGTCTGCATAGTCATTAATGCTATTATTTGCAGTAAGAAACTCAGGAATGTGTACAAGGTTAGGAAATTTATTAGATAAAGTTTCGTATATATCTGGAGTTGCAGTGGTTTTAGATATAATTAATTTATTGTAATTAGTAAGCTGATCTAAAGTATTAATTAAAATAGATGCATCGCAAGAGCCATCTTCCGATGCTGGGCTGGGCACACAAATAAAAATAGCATCCGTACTAAAAAGATCATCAAAGTTATGAGTTGATTTTGTTTTGTCTATATCTACACATACTAAGTCATACTGTTTACTTTTATAAACATTCTTAACTGCATTTCCTACATATCCTAGTCCAATTATGCCTAATGATTTCATTTTAAGTAATTTCCTTTATTGGGTATAACATGTCTCACGCCGCCTCTCGGGTCATCACAATCCCCGTTACGACGAGGAATCATATGAACATGTGGATACATCACAGTTTGTCCTGCACTGTGACCTACATTTTGGCCCACATTAAATCCTTGCCATCTGTCTAGATCAATGCCATTATATCCCCATTTGTATGCTGCTTGGTAGCAACTCATCAAACATTCTGTATTTTGAAATACTGGGACAAATAATAAATGACCTTCTGTAACAGGGTAGGCATCTCTAAATACCCAAAATGTTTTAGATCTGAATTCTATCTCTGTCCAAGGTGCAATTTTAGCATCAAGTGCCTGTTCAATATCGGTCATTTATATATTTCTTTTAAATATCTTCTAAAAGATTTTCGTTCCACTCTCTATGTCCTTCTCTAAATGCCATATTGCTTTGAGTTTCTCGTACTTCGACTTTATAGCACCAAACTCTTTCAGATTCAACTTGGCCCAAATAGTCAGGAATAAAAACAGAATTAACAAATTTATATAACATATCAGCGATTCTTTCGCAACCCATACCAGGCAATACAGTTAAATCTAAAATACCATCTTTTTCAAGTTGCCTATATCGTTCTAGATCAGGATCATCATAAGCGATCAATGTTTTATGATCGAATTGATCTTTAAGAAGTTGTTTTAGTTCTTTTAGTCCACCGTAATCAATTACCCAGCCTCTTTTATCTAATTCATTTGCACCAAAGTAAAATTTTAAACTAAATGAATAGCCATGATTTTTATTACAATGTGTATCTGCCTTCCATTGTTTGTAGGCAACTGGAAATTCATCAATATATTCTTTTGTTGATGTAAATTTATAAACGATTGGTTGATATAGCATTCTTTATCCTTAGTTTTTTTTATCTTTACGATCCATAGTTTCTTTTATATTATGGCTTCTAACTCTTTCGTTGAATTTAAGCATAAACATACTAGCAGTGCCTATATCTTGTCCTAAAAAGTGTAATCTAGTTCCAAAAAGACCATTACTATGATGATGGCACCATTTGCTATTATATCTTACATAGTGTCTTACAATATTTCTACCTCTAGGGTCATAGTATGTATCTGTTTTTACTTCGCCACCGATTAATTTATACCATTCTATTATTTCTTCTGTTAGTAAATCTATATCTATCCAGATAGAGTATGTTACTGAGCATCCTGGTGGCAACGGTATCATTGTTTTCTTTCTAGTAAATATTGCTCCCATTGAATCCAAATATTATTTTTAAGAAATCCCCATTCGCGTTGGTGTGGTCCTGGCATAAACAATGTCCAGGCTGTTACCCCTTCTTTTAATTCAATACGATGATATGAAGTGGAAGAAGCGAATCTAAAATGACCAGGGCCACGCCAATGTTTTGTTTCCCCAATTTTTTCACCGTTGCTATTAAATTTAGGAGTCCATTCATAGTAGCCTCCTTTTAGTATTAATGTAGCATAGGGCCAAGGATGATCATGTAAATCATCTGGGTCTGATTTTAAAAATTTATGTAAAAATAAATTAAATGGAAAATTTTTTCTATCTTTTATAAACAGATAATAACGCTCTAGATAAGGTTCATCGTTAACCCTATCCATTACAATGCGTTTACGATCTAATTTCTCTAAAAGTTTAAGTAAAATCATTGTTTATATAGTTCCATTGCAACAATTCTACCTATTTCTTCTGCATAGTCTTTGTTGTCGGTAATAATATAAAGTGACACATCATTTCTATCTTTGGGTCTATTATATCTACTAAATGATAACAAAATACCACCTTGAGCAGGTGTTACTCTAAAGTTCATGGAATGTCCTGTTTGGACATCGTTATCAGCTGTAGAAGTTATTGATAGCTCTGCTAATTGTTTATTAGATTGGTTGTTACGATTAAACAGTTTGGAAAAAATATTCATTAATTATGTCCTTTCATACTTAGGCAAATATCGTAAAATTCTTTTTTAAGAGGGGGATGTGTATCAAAAGCACCTAGCATAATAGCAGTTGTCATATCAGAATCATTTTCCCTAACACCGCGTTGTGTCATACAATGATGTTCTGCTTTTACGATTACAGCAATATGTTCTGTTTTAGCATATTGTCTCAATGCTTCTGCAATTTGTGTTGTCATTTCTTCCTGAATTTGAGGCCGTTCACAGATATGATGTACAATACGATTAAATTTGCTAAGGCCAATTACTTCATCTTGTGGAACAATACCAACCCAACATCTACCAACAATGTTTTGAAAGTGATGAGCACAAGTACTACGGATGCTAATAGGGCCAGTAGTGTATAGGCTTTTATAGCCAAGGTTAGGAAATGCAGTAACTTTTGGTACAGGTTTATAGCGGCCGCTGAAAGTTTCTTGAATGAACATCTTGGCCACTCTATGAGCAGTTTCTTGAGTATTGTGATCATGATCTGTATCAATAATTAAACTAGATAAAACTCCTTGGAATTTCGTTGCAACTTCATCTACAAGTTTATCTAATTCGCCTTCTTGAATATAGTCTGAAATATTATCATTTGCATGAAATCTTGCACCTGCTGTCTTGATTCGGTTTCTAATAGCATCACTGATATATGTGCCGTGTTCCAAAATTTACTCCTAATTTATATTATTTAGACAAAAAACAATTATACAACAAAATAATTATAAAAACAATTATTTCAATGATAAAATGTTTTCAACCAATTTGTTTGCACTAAAAAAATGTTGTGTTAAAAATTGTGTTTGTTTATGTAGTTCTAATAATCTATTGTTATAGTCTTGCATGGTAATATTAATAAAGTGGCATAATTGATCTTTATTAACTTTATAACTATCCCATGATTCTGTCCAAACACTAGGATACTTAAACATATCAAAATACATTTCTTTATAGCTTAATCTATCAGGCACAATAGGAATAGCACCCAGTAATGCACCTTCGTAACAGCCTATACCTAAAGTCTCTTGCAAACTAGCACTAAAAACAATTTTGGCTTCAGACAGAATATTATGATATTGGTCTTTGGTCAAATTTTGATCTTGGCATACTATAAATTCGTATTGTGGTAAATTATCGGCAAGAGCTCTAAAAATATCTACTTGTTTTTCTGGAGCGATTCTATGGGGAAAAACAATTAAATCTCGTTTAGATGATTGTTTAAAATTATGCAATAGAGTAGGCATATATTCCATGGGCCATCCTGATCTAACAATTTTCGGCCATTCACCGTTTAAAATTTCTTCAAGATCTTCTTCAATCCAGGCGTTTTCTTGAAAACCATCATTGAGTAGATCGCGCACAAACATTTCAATATGAAATTTTGAGGCAAAATAATTGTAATCTAT